AATGGTTATCATGATCCACAAACAAACAAATTAAAATTTGATCCAGGCGATTATGGCTGGTCTAAAAGAAATATATCTGATCAAGATTATCAAGATCATTTAGATGGTAAACGTGCAATAGGTATACAAGCATGTGATGATAATGGTATGGCTAGTTTTGGTGCAATAGATATTGATCCTTCAGACTATTCTAGTTTTGATATTCAACATTATTTAAAAGTAATTGAAGACAAAAAACTACCTGTTATTCCCATCAAATCAAAAAGTAATGGACTTCACATATATGTATTTACAGCAGAGAAAGTACCTTCAACTTTAATTAGAGAATTTTTACAGAACTTATTATTTTTATTTGGACTATCATCAAAAACAGAAATTTTTCCTAAACAAACACAGTTAGGAATGAACCAAGATAACGTAAGAACTTCCGGGTCATTTATTAATTTACCTTATTTTAAAAAGACAGAACGTAAAGCATTATTACCTGATGGAAGAGAACTAGAGTTTGAAGATTTTTTAAATGTAGCAAAAGATAATCTTCAAACAAAAGAATCATTAAAAGAAGTTTCAAATAAAAAAGTAAAAGAAATTTTAACAGGTGGTCCAGAGGATTTACAAGATGGTCCACCGTGTTTACAGATGATATGTAAACAGGTTCAGGAATCAGGGAAAAAATTAGAGGATGAGAGAGATAGATTTTTATTTAATTTTATGGTGTTTGCTAAAAAGAAACACAAAGATAATTGGAAAGAAAAATTATTACAAGCAGCTAGAGATTTTATTAAGTATGATCAAATATGGGGCGATGAAAAAGTAAAAGAAAAAATAAAAAGTTGGGACAAAGATACTGCTGGTCACACTTGTCATGACTTACCTATCTCTTCTTATTGTGCAAAAGGAACTTGTTTGCGTAGAAAGTTTGGTATTGGTAGTCACAAAGAAAGTAGTTGGCCTCAGATATCTGGTTTGATTAAGATAGATTATAAACCTGATCCAGAATATTTTTTCAACGTAGATTTATCTGACAGTAAAGTAGTACAAATTCACGCTAAACATATAAAAAAGATAATAGAAATGAAAGAGATGAGAGCGCTTGTAGCAGATCAAACTTCAATCGTGCCTCCCATCATAAAGAATAATGAATATCAAGCTATCCTGGACGCTCTATGGGCCACTAAACAGGATATTAAACCACCTGCTGGTACTAATCCTATTGAAATGCTAAAGAAATATTTAGAAGATTATGTCAATGGACCAGAGGCTACAACATATGCTTCATTTAAAAGCGGAGCTGTACTTAAAGATGAAGAGTTTTATTTCTTTGATTATGATAAATTTTATGAAGAGATAAGAAGAAATGAATGGACTAAAGATAGACCAAGGACAGCGACTTTAATTAAAACTTATTTTAAAGGAGAGTTTGGTTTTCAAAAAAGATTTCCAAAAGGAGAGAATGAAAAATCATTTCCACCAGTCAGATGTTTAAAGATGCCGGCTGTTGATTTAATAAAAGAAGAAATACCAGACGAAAAAATAAAAATAGAAGATAAGGAGAATATAGTATGACGAAAAAAGTACCTAGTGTATTTGTATGTATGCCTACCTACGACACCATGCATGTATCAACATGTTTATCATTAATAAAATTAATGGATACATTTACAAAAGCAAAAATACAATCAACGATAAGTACATTTAAATGTCCTTACGTTGGTTATGGGAGAAATGTTTTAACCGCAATGTTTTTAGAATCAGGTTATGACTACCAATTGTTTATAGATTCTGATGTAGAATTTGATCCTAAGGTTGTAGGTAGAATGATTGTAGCTAACAAAGATATTATCTGTACGCCTTATAGAAAAAAGACACAAGATAATTCTGTAAAATATTCTGTACAGTTTAAGGACCCTTCAGATATTCAAATAGACAACAGAGGATTAACTGAAATAAGAGTAGGACCGGCGGGTCTAACTTTAGTACATAGAAAAGTTTATGAAAAACTTATGAAAGATCATCCTCAATTAAAAATAAAACAAAAAGAAATTATATCTGAAGAGGCTAATAAATATTTTTACAATTTGTGGGACACTGTTTTTGACCAGAAATCTGGTTATTGGTGGGGTGAAGATACACATTTTTCTAATATTGCTGCGGCAGCAGGTTTTAAATTTTATGCTGTAGTAGATGGTGAAACAACGCATCATGGTAATTTTGGATTTACAGGTAAGCTAACAGATATATTTAAAACACCTGATGAAAAAGCCAATTAAAATATATGGACCACCAGGAACAGGTAAAACTTTTAGATTAATACGTAGAGTAAAAGCGTATGTAAGAACAGGTACACCTTATCATAAAATAGGTTACTTTGCTTTTACAAAGAAAGCTGCAAGCGAGGCTAGAAAAAGAATTAATGTAAACGAAAAACAAGTTCCTTACTTTCAAACTCTTCATGCATTTTGTTTTCATTTATTAAATTTAAATGAAAGTAATATTATTCAACCACATCACTACGAAGCATTAGGAAAGTTGTTAAACGTTCGTGTAAGTTTTAATGATAAGTATAATGAAGAGCAAACTCATTTTTTAACTTGCAACAATCCATATTTTCAAATGATTGGTAAAGCTATTAACAAAGACATTGGTATTAAAGAAGAGTATGATCTTAATGAACATGATAGAAAAGATATAGATTGGCATACTTTAAATCACATCTATATAAATCTGCAAGAGTATAAAAAGAAAATGCACCTGTTAGATTTTAATGATCTAATTAAAAAAGTTATTAATTCAACAAATATTCCTAAGTTCAAAGCTATCTTTATTGATGAAGCTCAAGACTTATCTCCATTACAATGGCAACTGTATGATAAACTAAAAGAAAATTGTGAGGATATGTATCTTGCTGGTGATGATGATCAAGCTATTTTTGCTTGGGCTGGTGCTGATGTAAATAGATTTATTAAAGAACCTGCCAATGAAAAAGTTTTAAGATATTCCAGAAGAGTATCTAAAGCTGTACAGGAACAGTCTGAAATAGCAGTGAGTCGTATAGCAGGCATCAGGAAACATAAAGAATACTTGCCACGAGCGCAAGAAGGTCTTGCGTCTCACATCAATAATTTAGGACAAGTTGATCTGTCCAAAGGCAAATGGTTAATTCTTACCAGGACTAAAAGTAATCTGTTAGACATTATGAAAGAACTTAAAAGTAAAAATATTTATTACCAAAGTAACAAAGGTAAAAGTTTTAACGTAGGTATTTATAATGGTGCCATGGCTTATACTAAATGGGTAAGAGAAGGTAAGCTAGAAGAGAAAGAAATAAATGACGTGGTAGAATATATTCCCAATGGCAATTGGGATCCTGAAAAAAAATGGCACGAAATTTTCGTAGCCGATCAGAAGGAAATACTTTATATTCGAAATATAATTTCTGGGGGTGAAAAACTTTATGAAAATGCAAGGGTATGGGTATCAACAATACATGCTGCAAAAGGTGGAGAAGAAGATAATGTAATACTTTCTTTACACCAAGGTAGTAAAGTTCAAAAAAGTATTCGTCTAAGTATTGACAAACAAGATGAAGAGAATAGAGTGTGGTATGTCGGCATTACAAGGGCAAGAAATAATCTATATAAATTGAAAGCTAAAAAGAAAATAAAGGAGTATCAACTATGACACATAAAGATATATTTGAAGAATCATTTCCACAATACACTCAGGTGGGCGGGAATCACTACACAAAGTTTCCTATTCAACCTTACGAATTCATTTCTAAAAATGACTTATCATTTTTTCAGGGCAACGTTGTTAAGTACGTTTGTCGTTATCAGAGAAAAGGAGGAGCCGAAGATCTTAAAAAAATTGTACACTACTGTCAATTAGAAATGTTAAAAATGAATGACATGAAAAAGAAAAAATAATGCCTAACAGAAATTTTCAAGCTAAAAATATTACTATAAACAAACATGAGTTTCGTTTAGAAATTTATAATAGATTAGTTGATTGGGAAATATTTCCTCATACTTATGATGCAGCTCTATATGCATTTAGTAATAAAGATAAGTTAAATAAGTTAGTAGAAAAAAAATACATATTACAAAAATGAAAATACCTAAATACTTAACACAAACCGAATGGGTACAGCCCACTGAATATCCTGATCTAAGAGATTACGATGAGATTGCAATTGACTTAGAGACAAGAGATCCAGATTTAAAATCAAAAGGATCTGGTGCAGTGGTTGGTAATGGTGAAGTGGTTGGTATTGCAGTGGCTACATTTAATAACAAATGGTATTTTCCTATCGCACATGGCGAAGGACCTAACATGAATAGAACAAAAACTTTAGAATGGTTTAAAGATATTTGTGAATGTCCAGCTACAAAAATATTTCACAACGCAATGTATGACGTATGTTGGATTCGTAATTTAGGTATAAAAATCAATGGTTTAATTGTAGATACTATGATTGCATGCTCTGTTTTAGATGAGAATAGATTTGCATACACACTAAATGCTTTGTCTTGGTTTTATTTAAGTGAAGGTAAAAATGAAAAAGCTTTGAATGAAGCAGCCAAGTCTAGAGGACTAGATCCTAAAGCAGAAATGTGGAAGCTACCTGCAAGTGAAGTAGGAGCTTATGCTGAAAAAGATGCTGAACTAACTTTTAAACTTTGGCAGCATGTAAAAAAATTATTACAAGAGGATGATTGTGAAGATATATTTAATCTTGAGACAGATCTCTTTCCTTGTTTGGTCGATATGCGTTTCCTAGGGGTGCGGGTAGACGTGACAAGAGCCAATCAATTAAAAAAAGAATTAACAACACAAGAAGAAAGATTAATACACCAAGTGAAAATAGAGACAGGAGTAGAAACTCAAATATGGGCTGCACGTAGCATCCAAAAAGTTTTCGAACATTTGAACCTACCTTTTGAAAAAACTGCAAAAACTGGTGCGCCTTCATTTACAAAAAATTTCCTTTCTAATCATGAGCATCCTGTAATTCAAATGATAGCAGAAGCTAGAA